CTAAACCTTTCTGTTCAACATATCTATTTGGTCATCGTTCATACGCACGATCCATTTGGAATATACGGTATAAACCATGCGTGCATTTTTATGCCCCATCTGACTGGCTATGAAAGACGGGTTCGCGCCAGCTGAGAGCATCCAGCACGCATATGTGTGCCTTGTGTGATATGGAGAACGATACCTTATACCAGACTTTTGTACCGCCCCAGGCCATGTAAGGTTAATCGTGCTCTGAGAATAATGTCGGCTCACTGTCCCTTCATTATAATTAGGTACAAAACAGAATCTCAGGTTCTGCTTTTCAACCTTTCCGCGCTCGCGGTGGTAAAATTCAATTTCGGTAGGCTCTTTATGTCCCGTAAGCTCGAATTGCCTTTTTAAAGCCTCCAGTGCCGGTTTTAACAGTTTCACCGTTCTTAACCCAGCCTTTGTCTTGGGTGGCCCAAATTTTTTAGTTAGCGTCATTGTGCGTTTAACATGTATCTCACCACTGACGAGATCGACATCCTCCCATGCTAAACCTGTCAATTCACCATGGCGTAAACCCGTATACACTGCAAATGTCCAGAGGTTCAGATGCTGACCACGCCAGTGCTTTGATAACTCCTGGAATTCTTCTTTCAGCAATGGGTCTGGATCAAGCTCTGAGGTCTTCAGGCTTTTTATGTTCTCAAAAGGTTTATGCTGTATATAGTTGCTCTGGTGAGCGAAGCTGAGCATTCTGCATAATTGCCCCATGAAGGCGTTAACAGTTCTGACTGTACGTTGCCCTTCGGATCTGGCTTTAAACGCCCCCTCAAGCAACTGTTTACGATAGAGGAGCATGTCATTAAGTTGTATGTCTTCAATGGCAGTATGCTCACCAATTATTTTCGTAAAAAGAGCGCTTACCGAACGCGTTATCATCATGGTTGCCGATGAAATCTCAACTTCTTTAACCGCGTGATATGCGTCGCACAGTTCACCGAAAGTTAGAACACTTTTTGTAGGTTGCGAAAACTTTTTAAGTGCCTTGCTCTCCGGAAAACGCTCTTCATATTTGAATGTGCCCAACTGTATTTCAGCACATATCAATGCTCTCAAATTTCCCGCTTTTTTGATGTTGGAACTATTAACTATCCATCCACGCAAAACCTCTCTACAGCGAACGTTTTTGTATTTGAATGATATCCTCAGTTTACCGTTATGAATTTCCACGCCGGTAGGTAAGCCTGCCATTACGCATCCTTAATGAAATGGTTAATTTTGGGGTAGTTGTACCAGGCAAGCCCTTTTTCAGATTCAGTTCTGCCATCTGCGGTAACGTATTTAAAATGGACGCCGTTCACCCAGGACTTAAGGCGGTAGCTTTTAATCTGCCCGCTGGAGAGTCCTGTTTTTTCGATGAGTTTAGCCTCAACCATCCACTCTTCATTAAAAATTACCTGTGCCATTGTTCACCTCAGGTAACCGGCACGAGTATAAATGTGCCGGTGTGATGACGTTGATAAATCGATATCAGGCAACCTGCCCGGGAAGATTGCGCAGCCGGCGCGCACTGTTCATGGCTGTCGCGACGTAGCTGGCCCGGCGGTTAACAACTTCCACGGTTATCTTTATTCCATCCACCACTACGGTGTAGGTGGTCTTGGTCTTCTGCCTTCCGAATTCCCCGTAAATTTCCACATGCTTCGCCAGTGCTGCTTCACATGCCCGGCGTGCAAGTGGCGATTGTTTGCTTCGGTTAATCAGTTGCATATCGTTACCGGGAGGGCGAACCCTCCCGCCTCCCTTAGCCAACATATTCCGGTTTCATATCATCGAGGGTGATGCGGTACTTATCGTGCAATTCATCACCCAAGTGCCGTTTAGCCGCCAGGAGCATCTTCTCAACTTCCTCGAAGCGTTCTCCCGCACCTTCCACTCCCGGTTGTGGAAGAGCGTTGATAGCTGTATCAACTTTGTTTTTCGCATTCACAAAGTGGTACCGGCGCGTAGCTTTGTTTTTCAGTTCAGTGTGCAATGCTGCACCCAGTACGGATTTAGAAGCATTGATGTCGTTTCCGACGGTAGTGGCATCGTCCAGAGTTTCAGCAGAATCAATCCGTTTACGGTATTCATCAGCCAAAGTGTCGATTTTCACTGAGGACTGTTGCGCGTTCTGTGTGGTAGATACGTTGTCATCAGCAATTTCAGTCAAACTTATGTGCTGCGCAGGGGCAGGATTTACCTCCCGTTCTTCACGCCGATCATCCAGCTCGTCCGGGGTATAAACGCCCAGAATTACATCCGGGCAGAACAGGCGGGCCCAGCGCTTCACTGCGAGATATGCAAGCTGCTGGCGCGGGTCGTCAGCCCAGAGCGTTGAGTTACGGGTGCGTGCCTGGGCCAGCAGTAAATCGAGTTCTCTCGGCTGATCTTCACCCTTCAGGGTTGCGCGAATAATAATGCCGATCCCGGCTTCGTCAGCCAGGGTCCAGCCCGGGACCCGGTACTCGCCTTTTTCGCCTTTACGAATATGGAATTTTCCAACAACTTTTTCCCATGGCCCGTACCACTCATATTCAAAGCGGCTGGCAAGCACGCCGCTACGCGATATGACGGCATTGACCAGCTGCGCTTCGTACCCGAGCACACCATTAATCAGGTGCGTCTTCTGTGCCACAGCAAAGGGATTCATCTGCCATTGTGCGGCCTGCATCGCTACGGCCATGCAATCGGCCTGATTGCCCTGAAGATGCTTAGGAACTGTCGCGGTGCCCTGAGCCATAATCTGCGCAAAAGTGCTGATGGCGTTCAGGTATTGAGAATCGAACAGTGCCACGTTGGAATTGATAACGGTGTTCTGATCAGCAACGGTAACGTTGGTATTTTGCATATATCCCCCTTATGCCTGAGTACGCAGCGCTTCGAGGCGGCGCAGGTCGAAATCGTTAAGTTCGTCGGTGTAATCATCGATGATCGGAGCTGGCCATTCCCCAGTGTCGAAGCCGGTAGCGATAGCGCGCATCATTTTGCGGTACTCGAGCATGCCCAGTTCCAGCAGGTCTGCGGATGCCTCGATGATGGCGATCCAGTGGTAGTTCTCGTCTTTGTTGACGAATATCCAGAAGAACTGGTCCAGCGCCGCGGTTTCGCAATACATGGCCGCGCTCAGGTGATAGTCGCGGTCAATGATTTCCCGGTGCAGTCTGGCGCGCAGGCTTTCCTGCTTTACGTTCCACATGCTGATAGTTTTCAGGTCTGCGCCGATACGTACACCGTCCAGGTCGATCTCGAGGTCCGGGCGCACACGAACTTCCAGGCCCGTCTCCTCGTCAAAGCCGAAGTAACTCACCTCGACGGCGCGGCTCGGGTGGGTCAGCAGCATGCTGGCGGTCGGGTGAGCAAGAAGCGCTTTTTGAATATTCAATGCGGTGCTCAGCTGCTGACGGGTGACCAGCACTTTCCCCTCCGGGTTATCGCGCCAGGCATCCAACAGCTCGTCGGCAAACACGGCATCTGGTTTTACTGTCTTCACGGCCTTAATCAGATCAGCCTTCGTGCCAGAGACTTTCAGCGGTTGTGGCTTCTGCGCTTCCTGAGGGACAAGGTCAGGATTGATAATCGCCAGTTGTTCGAGAAGCGCGTCGCGGCTACCGCTGGTTTTCACCTGCGGCGGCAGGGTGGCGTTGTACTCTTTGATGCATGCCTTCATTGCCGTTGCCGTCTGCTTCTGGTCTGCATCGATACGCTGGAAGTCAGCTGGCAGCGTCATATAGTTCTGCGCTGTTTCTTCCAGGCTAGCGCCCAGCGGCACCTGAGCGGGCAGGGTGGCGTTGTACTCTTCCAGTAACACCTTTATGTCGTCGGCAGACAGCAGCGCCGGCAGGCTGGCGTTGTACTCATCGATAAAGGTGCGCAGTGTCGCCGTGGTGGTGAATGCGCTTTCAGGGATAACCGGTTCAATGCTGAACTCTGCATCCAGCTGTTCAGGCTGCAACGCCAGCGCATGCACTAAGTTGCCCATGTCCAGAACTGCGGAGCGCTCTTTGACGATGGTTTTTTCAACGTGGCGCGCATTGAAGTACATCAGGCTGACGCGGGCGTCTTTTACCTGCGTGCTGCTGATCCCGTTCGCTGCGTGATAAACGTTATTTGGTAAACCTTCATAACGACCAGGCTCGAAATAAGCAGGATATTCAACAGCTGGTTCTTCATGATGCACTTCTGGTTCGTTTTGTGCCGATTCTGGCTCGTTCTGGTCTACTGAATCAGGAGTTTGGGTTGCATCATTCCGATCCTGGCTGGCGAGACTCGGCGCGCTGGTGGCCAGAATCTCAGCGGCTGACGGCTCTACGGTAGCTGGTTCCTCACCAGTGTCAGCACTGCTTTGGACTGGCTGCACAGCTTCTTTGCCCGACGGCATCGCATCACCAGCCTGTTCTTCATTACCGATATTGTTTTGAACCTGCACATTGCTGGTGGTCCCCACTTCCGGTTTTTCAACTTCATTTGAGGTGTTTTGGTTAAGTAGGCCTTCAATGGAAAACATGCCGTTGCCCATACTTGTGATTTCCGGCTGCTCTTTCGCTTCCTCTATGCGTCGGCGCGCACCTTCTTCACGAATCCGCTGTAAATTCTCTTCGTGAGTAGTGGTGACCATACGGTCGGTTATTTCCCATTTCGGATCCGTTGGGTCGCTAATACCCTCGACAAATTCACCACGTTCGGCTGCCAGCTGCTTGTCCACGTCTTCACGTGAAATAACTGGGGCGGCAGAAGGCAGCGGCATTAACTCGGTTGTGGAATTGAAATTTGTGGTCATTGTCCGGTTAACAAATTCCAGATGAGCAGCTGGCGTCTTGTGGATGTTCTCAGGAGCGATACGCACGAGATTGAAGATTGCTGTGCGGTTAACCGCCAGTACCCCCGGTTGATTGCGCAGGATGTTGCTCCACGATTTCCATGGTTCCTCTTTTTTAGCGACGATTTCCTTCGCGCGGCGCAGCACGCTGCCTGGTATTTCGTGTGGGTTGAAATCCATCGGCAGCAGGGCACAAGCGATCTCCAGATCGAGAGTGTCAAGCGTATGGTGTGCACCTTCGCCGCGGTCGGTAATATAGCCGCCGTCGGCATTAGTTCCTGAGTCAGTTCGCTGCACAGCGCTGATGCGGTTACCTTTGGCCCATTCTTTTGTCAAAATTCCACGATCGAGGTGTGATGTTTCTGCCCACACTTGCGTGAACTTCAAAATCAGAGAGAGCTCGTGACGTTTTTCCATATCGAAAACGTCTCTGACGGATCGGGTGTACTTCCACAAAAATGGCATATCCAGAGTCTGGATTTTTTCTACGCTTGCGGCTGCCAGCAGCAGGTTCTGGACGTACCCGTTATCAGTGTCCATTTCCAGCGTGCTTATTTCCTGATATTCCGCCTGCGTGAGATGGTAGCGAAGTTCATCCGACGTAAGCTGCGACAGCAGCTGCTTACGGAACGACATCTGCACGATTGGGTAGCGCGTGTTTTCGTCGTCGCCTTCGTCAATCTTCAGATCAGAATTGGTCGGAGGAACTGCATCAGCCTCGTTAAAAGCCTGTTCGTCGACGATTTCACCAGTAGACGTGTCAACGCCATTAACGACCGTGGCTTCGGCCATTTCCGCTTTTTGTGTTGCAGGATGCTCGGGCAGAGAAACCCCAGGGATCTGCTCCCAGTTCATTTTGCCTTTATCGAGCTGATAATAATCACAGAAGGTAAAACTGATTTCGCCTTCCGGTGGAAGTTCGTTTACAACAGGGAAATTAGTTGCGACCGCTTTGTGATAGTCTTTAAATTTGCGACCGGACTTAAGCAGTAAATAATCCAGGGTGGCATTAGCTGTTTCAAAGTCCTCGCTGCACCATAAAACTGCATCAGGCTGACCAGATTGTTTTTTTGCTCTTCGAACAAGAAATACAGGGTTCGTGTTAGTCATGACACATAATCCTCTTATCGTGTAGACTGGAGGTGCCTGAAAGACACCTCGTATTTACCTGGGGATGTCCGGTTCGCTTTGGTCGGTGAGACCGGACAGGCAGGCCCACTTCGGTGGGCTTTTTAATGGACAGTGATGAATGCACGCTCCATGAAGTTGCGCTTGTGCTGGCGATAGCTGCCGTGCCCGCTCATTTCCCCATCTTTAATTTTCACGGCCAGCAGGCTGATAGCCTCGATAGCGCAGTGCGGACAGTCGAACGAGTCAAGAACATAACCCCCATCAAGTACGACGGTGGTTTCGCCGTTTTCAGTGGTATGAATCAGGCCAGATACTTTCTTGTCGCAGTTGAATAAAGCGATGCTTTTGTTAATTGCTTTCAGATTTAATTCGACTTTTACGATTTCCATAAAATGTTCCTTTTAGTTTATTCAGGGTGTAAGAATCCACGCCAAATAAATGGCGAATTTTTATTTTCAAATTACAGGGCTGCTAATTACGCTTCGTGTGCCATCTGGTCTTTTTCAGCACACTGTTTTGAGCAATACTCTTTTTCTTTACGGGCAAGATTATTGCCACAAAAATAAAGCAAGGTGCGTTTAACTTCTTTACCTGCTTCAACAGGCTTGCGGCAGTACTCGCATTTCTTTGCATCACACATCTGGATTCCCCTTCTGCGCAAGCAGGTAACATAGACGGCGAAGAATCACTTCTAAGAAGTTCAGTTTTACGGCCTGTTGCCGGGCTGGTTTGCGTGCAAAATCAATCATGCTTCCCCCTTACCAGACCTTTGGCCAGCCTGCTATTACGGCAGCGACGCCAATTTCATACTCCGGCTCATCCGGTTCTTTGCTCCGATGGAGATTAATGGCGATCTGGTCCGCCTCTTTCCAGTCATTCGCTTTAACCTGATATGTTCGATATCCATTACTGCCGGAGATCACTACGGTAAACCTCTTAGCCATGTCTTCCTCGTTTGCCTTGTCGCCGGCCAGCGGAACGTTTATCACCTGACAACGGTGCGCTTGTTGTCGATGGAGATAACAATACAAATATTATTTTCATCTGGCAAGTGAAATGAAATGTAAATTTTCAATTAGGGGTGCAGCAATGCATCCAAGCTATTGGATGCAATGAAAAAAAAGATGTTATTTTTACTTCTGAATGCTTTGGATGATGTTGGAAACATCATCCTTGAGGAGATCTAGCTCTTTAAGGGTGGCTTTTGCGTGAACGATGAGGCGAAGCTTTTCTGCTTCAGGCATCTGGTTAAATAATGAGAGCAAAGCGATTTCTTTTTCATCCAGTTGCCGTGGAGGTTCATGCATGCTCAGGTCATCGTCACCTGCATCAGGCGGCATAAAAAACCAATGCTCTGGTTTACCTGTGGCAGCTGCAAGGCGTTTCAACCTTTCACCTCGAGGCGCTGACTCACCTTTAGCCCATTGCTGAACTGCCTGGGGAGTAACCATGGCTCTCCTGGCTATATCAGACATGTTCCAGCCGAATTCATCTTTTATGAGCTGAAGTCGGTAGGCGAACGCTTCATGAGGTGCTTTTTTCATGACATTCATTCTACAAGGTAGCCTTTCATAGTGCATTGCAAAGATTATTTTCATTCTTGATTGAAAATAATATTTTCATGTTGTAATCTCATTTTTCATTCACTGAGGGCTGGATATGACCAAATCAATCAAACAGCGAGTATGCGATGTCATGACTCAAACAGAGATCGCCAAGAATCTTGGCACAACTTCTCAAGCTGTAAGTCTATGGCTGAACCATGAGGTTCCCGCGCATCGAGTGCTCCCGATTTGCAAGTTATTGGGATGGAAAATCACTCCACATGAAGTACGTAGTGACATTTATCCCAATCCTACAGACGGGCTGCCAAAACAGGAGTCCTGACCATGCATGCCATTTCATATCAACAAAATACCGGATTACCTCCGGCTGCGATGATAAATCGCAATCAGCCAAGCGCGGCAGATAAGCACGAACAGATCCGCGATGCCGTTCGTGCCTGGGCTGCGTCACTGGATAACCAGGATGTCGTTGCCGGGATCATCGTTGAGGAGTGGGAACGACAGGGCGGCGCCGGGCTGGAATTTCCCGAAGACCTGAGCCGTAAGCGTCAGAAACTCTTCCGCTGGCTCGATGGTGATACGGAGTATGCGCGCAAAAACATCAGCCAGCTGTCGCCCGCGATCATCGCCGTATTACCGCTTGAGTTTCGTGGCCGCCTGGTACCTCAGGACTGCTTCATGACGCGTTATGCAGCGATGGAGAAGGAGATCGGCGAAGCGAAACGCGCGGTGATTCTGAGGGCGCCACAGCACCAGCTGGTGAAAGAGGTGAGGGAGGGCATTGAACACTTGCTCGCGCTTCTTCCAGGTGAGGCTGTGGTGCAGGTTCTGAGTAGTCTCGCAGTCATGGGCCCGGGCGTCATGTGAGGTGCGCAGTGAATCATGTCGAATTTAAGGTGAAAGCCGCGGTGAGGGGTCACCAACGGCTTTCGGGTGCAAAAACGAGACGTAATTGCGAGGTCATTATGACAAACGCATGTACTAAACACCAGGCTAAAGGGGCATAGCATGTCAAATGTCGCTTATGCCGATTTTGCGGCACGTAGTGCCATCAGGAGCAACCGGATGGAGAACCAGAAGACCGGATTCATCCCGTTGTACCGGAGCGTACTTAAGAAGCCCTGGGCGAAAGATGTGTTCCTGCGCACGTTGTGGGAGAACCTTCTTTTGGGTGCTGCACGTCAGCCCTACACGGCGAACTTTAAAGGCCGTCAATGGCCCTTACAAACCGGACAACTGGTAACCACAACGGCTGATTTGGGGCTGAAATTATGTGACCGGGAAGGGAAGCCGTGTAGTCGTCACGCCGTGGACAGGATGCTTGATGTTTTCGAACGCGAAGGAATGATTTCTCGTTCTGGAGAGAAGCGAAAAGGCACTGTGATAACCATCACAAATTATGAGCAATATGCTCAAAAAATAGACGATTTACCCGCGCAATTCCCCGCGCATAACGGCGAGCATATCACCGCGCATGACGAAGCCAGTAGTGGCGCGGCTTGCGAGAGTCATGCCGCGCATTTACCCGCGCATAAGACCGCGCAATTCCCCGCGCATCATGAACAACAATATAATAACAACAATATAAATAATAAGATCTCTTCGTCTCGGAATTCTGAAGAATCCCGAAACGAGGCGACTCAAAAATTCCTCTCTCGTCACCCTGAAGCTGCCGACGGAATCTACACCCCGGCAGGAAAATCATGGGGAACTGCTGACGATCTCAAAGCCGCTCGCTGGATACACTCCCTGCGCCTGACGGTCAATGCCAGCCTGAGCGAACCGAAGTGGGTCGAATGGGCTAACACAATCCGCCTGATGCGCGTCCAGGACAAACGTACGCACTTCGAGATTTGCGATCTGTTCAAGTGGGCCAACAAGGATGATTTCTGGAAAGACAACATCCTGAGCCCGTCAAGCCTGCGCAGGAAGTGGGACGACCTAACTACCAAGCGCCTGCGCAGCGGTGGACAGCCAACGAAGACCACTGCGAAGGGCAAGGTCGATTTCAACAACACAGACTGGATTAACGGGGTGTTCGATGAAAAGTCTTTCTGAGCAGATGGTCAGCATAGACCGTGAAAATTTTGCGCGCATAGCACGCGGCATGCCTGAATTGCCGGATGCGCAGAACACGCCCGCCGAGCAAACCGCTGAAATCTTCAACGCGCTGTTTAGCGCCTTGCGTGCAGCATTCCCGGCCAGCGTGCATAGCTTCAGCGATCAGTCTGAGTTTGACGAACTGCGCCGCCAGTGGGCTCAGGCATTTCGTGAAAACGGGATCACCACCATGGAACAGGTGAACGCCGGGCTGCGCATTGCACGTCGCCAGGAACGCCCGTTCCTGCCGTCGCCAGGTCAGTTCATCGCATGGTGTCGGGAAGGTCATGGCGCCCTCGGTATCACCGTTGACGATGTCATGTCCGAATACTGGCGTTGGCGAAAGCTGGTTTTTCGCTACCCGACCAGTGAGCAATACCCGTGGAGCCAGCCCGTGCTCTATCACATTTGCCTTGAACTGCGCAGACGCGGTACTGACGGCCAGCTCAGCGAGAAAGAGCTTGTTCGCGTTGCTGGCGATCTACTCCACGACTGGGAAATGCGTGTTCTCGATGGGAAACCAGTTCCACCAGTACGTCGGGCACTAACCGCACCAGCTCAGGATCGAGGCCCGACTCCGGCGCAAATGCTGATGGCGAAATACAAACAGCGAAAAGACGCTGGACTGATTTGAGAGGAAATCACATGGAAACCGTAATTCAAGCACTGGAAAAAATGGGCCGGGCGACATACCGCGAAGTGGCTGCCCGTCTTGAAATCGACCCGGTTGATGCGCTCACCATGTTACGTGAGCAGCGTGATCAGGGGTTATGCGATTTTGGAGACGGCGGCTGGTTCCTCGGTACCGTGACAGGTCAGCCTCAGCAGTCAACGCTAAAGGCTCCTGTGAATCCGGCCCCGCGTCTGAAAGGTGAGGAGCCAGAACCCGTAGATCCTGATGTCGTCCGACAGCAGCTGCGCGAGCAGGGGGCTATGACGACAGTTTCGCTGGCCGCGGCCGTCAATCGCAATGCCCGCGGAATGGTCTCTGTTCTTCGCGCGCTGGAGCGCCAGGGCGTTGTGGTGAAGAACGGGAAGGGTAAAGGCGTTACCTGGTCCCTTGCTGTTGTTACAGAACCCGTTAAGCAAGAACCGGTATCGGAGGCACCTGCCGCGCCGGAAGAAGCAAAACCAGTCGAACAGATCGTGAGTGAAATCCCCTCGTTCACCGAAGGGCGCGCCGCAGTCGAAGCTGTACCAGCGGTGAGGGACATTTCTCGCGAAATCCGCCGCACCAGAAACAAGCTGGAGCAACTGACCAAACTGCGTGACGCGGTTCGTGTTATTGGTCGCCACAGAAATCTCGTTCAGCAGCTGACAGGGAGGGAATAACCGATGGCCAGAAAGAAAACCGACAAAGAACGTGCCCTGATCATCAAGCGGATTATCGAACTGGTGAAGGAGCAGGGACGCATCACCACGAATGATGTCGTTGCGATGTTCGGCCTGCACCGGACCACGGCGGAGAAATATCTCCGCGTAGCGGTGGAGCAGGGTGGCCTGGTTCGCCACGGGCGCTGCGGTATCTTCCGTGACCTGCGGGCAACAATCGACTTTGACCTGAAACGTTTTTCACACAACAAGGCGGCAGCATGATTACCGAGAAAGACAACGTTTTTTATTGTGACTGCGGATTCTCATTTGAGAGGGGGCGCAGCGGTGCGCATAACTGTGAAACTGGTTTGCGTAAGAAACTTGCCGAATCGGAAGCCAAGCTCGCTGCGCTGGCTGCGGAGAATGCGGGGCTGAAAAATGCAATCGCCGCAGTAAGCAAAACATCAGAAGAGTGTGAGATTAACGGTGACGAATTGAAATATGTCGTCGAGCCTTCCGAATTTGATGCGTTGACTGATTTGCTGGACGAAACACCAGCGACCGATGCTTTCCTGGCTGAAGTGCGGGCGCAGGGTGTGGAGATGTTTGCCGCACATAAGCGAGAACGACAGCGGGCTCTGCGTAGCCGAAGCATGAGGATGTCTGAAGAGGCTGCTGGCATGGCCGCAGATGCTGAGAACTTCGCCGACGAGCTTCGTAAAGGTGTGCAGTCATGAGCAACTTGCTACTTCTCAAGTGCATCAAAGACACCGAGGGCTGGTGGACTGAGGGCGAAATGTACCCAGCCCGTGTGGTTACCGGTGGCTTCGTTCTGGTCGGTGATGATGACGAACTGGACGGGGAGGGATGGAGCGCAGCGCCGATGGAATACCGTGAATCTGGTTCAGTGCTTTGTCAGGTTGGCGGCGTTGATGGTGAGGTTTTGTTATATGATTGTATTATAGAAAAAATTTAA